AAGAAGGGGGATCAGAAGAAGAAGAAGAAGAAAAAGAAGAAGAAAAAGAAGAAGAAGAAGGGGGCGTGCGGGGGGCTCCCCCCGTAGAAGAAGAAGGGGGCGTGCGGGGGGCTCCCCCCGTAAAATTATAATTTCTAATATCATATCTACATACAGGACATCTAACATTGCTTTCAAACCATTGTTGAAATTGATGGGTATGAAAAATATGTCCACAATATAATAGCTGACTTACTTGATCTTCTTCATTAAAATCTTCTAATGATATTGGACAAGATTGATATAATGGATTTTCTATATCACCATATGTTATCAATCTAGAAGCTTGTTGAATTTGCTCATTTGTAGGTCTAACAACTACAGTAGTATTTAAAAAAGTATTTAATAATGTTGTCGCTTCGTTAGTAGTATAAGAAGCAGCGCGACGAGTAGTAAGGATAGGCGGAGTAACATTAAGAGAAGGCATTGTGATATTAGTATTTCGATTAGTATTTCGGCTAAGCAACGAATTAACAGAATTTCTTCTATTATTGTTAGTAGTAGTATTATTATTGTTAATATTATCATTATAAATATTATCATTATAAATAGATGGACTTATTGGTCTATTATAATCGTAACGAACATATGGATCGAATCCCATATACTGTGTATTTGTATTTGTATTAGTATTAGTATTTGTATTTCTAGGATTATTATTAGTTCTTCCTCTATCTCTATTTATTCCTCTATTTCTATTTATTCCTCTATCACTATTTATTCCTCTATCTCTATTTATTCCTCTATAAGTGTGATTTTCTATCATAATATTAAAAATATTACTTCTAATGTCATCCAAAAACAAAAATAATTGTTCAATATGTGTATTCGTTATGTTATATTGATTAATATACATATTAATCAAACTTTGCTGTTCGTTATTTAAATTGTTATTCATAATTTAGATATAAATAATATATAAAATGTGTTTAAATACAAAATTACATAATAAATTAAATGGATATCGAAAAATATAACAATAAAGGATTATCCGGATTAACAAATTTGGGTAATACTTGTTTTTTAAATTCAACAATGCAAGTATTATCACATACATACGAATTAAATGATTTTTTAGAAAAAAAAACTTATAAAAATCGGTTAAATAACAAATACGATTCCGCTCTTTTAATTGAATGGGATGAATTAAGAGAGTTATTATGGAAAGAAAATTGTATTGTATCTCCATTTAAATTTGTAAAAACAGTGCAAAAATTAGCAAAATTAAAGGGTCAAAATATGTTTACTGGTTTTAATCAAAATGACTTGCCTGAGTTCTTAATTTTTATTATTGATTGTTTTCATACAGCATTAGCTAGAGAAGTAAATATGACTATTGAAGGTAATGTTAAAGATGAAAAGGATAAAATTGCTGTAAAATGTTTTGAAAGAATAAAACAAATGTATGAAAAAGATTATTCAGAATTTTGGAATATATTTTATGGCATACAAGTATCTCAATTAGAAGATTGTATAACCGGTAAAAAGATTAGCATGGTTCCTGAACCATATTTTATTATTAACTTACCAATTCCTGAAAAAAATAAGTCTCCAACTTTATTAAATTGTTTTGATTTATATATTGAATCTGAAATTTTAGATGGAGATAATTGCGTTAAAGACGAAGAAACAGGAGAAAAGGTTGCCGTAAAAAAAAGTATAATGTTTTGGAATTTTCCTAATGTTTTGGTAATTGATATTAAACGTTTTAATGCGATGAATAGAAAAAATCAAATTTTAGTCGATTTTCCTTTAGAAAATTTAAATCTGTCGAAATATGTTATTGGATACAATAAAGATTCGTTTATATATGATTTATATGGCGTTTGTAATCATAGTGGTTCCGTTATGGGAGGACATTATACGTCATTTGTTAAAAACGCAAATGGAAAATGGTATCATTATAACGATACTAATGTATCAGAAGTTGGATTGGCACAACAAATAGTCACTCCAAAGGCATATTGTTTTTTTTATAGGAAACAACAAATTAATAAATAATTTAACAAAATTGATTTATTTTGATTTATATATATAATATATATGACTGTTTCAACAACTGATTCAACTAATACAGTAAATACGGGTTTAGGAACCATAGCAAATGATACATATGATTATATTAATAATTTGTTATCAAATCCAACTGTTATTATTATTTTAGTTGTAGTACTAATAATATATATAATTATGTTTATGTCTTTAGGAGGAACTGAATCAACTATCCCTTCATCCGATACGGTATCTAATTCTAGTTCAAACACAATCACTATAATTTTAGTAGCATTTTTCATAATTTTAATTATCATTAATGGTTTACAATACTTTTTTGGTGTAGATATTGTAGCCAAATTAAAAAATGTATTAACTGGTAATCCTGAAGTTGATATTACAGTAGATACATCTCGGATTCAAGCTGCTAATGCTCCAGTCCCTGAAATATTATTGAAAAAACAAGTATTTAATATACCAGGAAACGAATACGTATATCCTGATGCTAAAGCATTATGCTCTGCTTATGGTGCTAGATTAGCGACATATAAAGAAATAGAAGATAGTTATAATAACGGAGGAGAATGGTGCAATTATGGATGGTCAGATGGTCAGATGGCCTTGTTTCCAACACAACAAAAAACATTTGATGAACTTCAAAAAATTCAAGGCCACGAAAATGATTGTGGTCGACCTGGAGTAAATGGAGGTTATATGGCAAATCCAGCAATAAAATTTGGTGTCAATTGTTTTGGATACAAACCAAGAATGAATTCTGATGAGGAAGAACTAATGGCAAATGAACCTATATATCCAAAAACATTAAAAGATATTGCAATGGAGAATCGCGTCAATTATTGGAAAGATAAATTATCGGAAATATTAGTATCTCCTTTTAATAATAATACATGGTCCAAATTATAATATATATATATACTTTTTTAAAAAGTATAGCAAAATATATATACTTTTTTATAACAGAGTATCTAAAAAAGTATAGCAAAATATATATACTTTTTTATAACAGAGTATCTAAAAAAGTATATAACAAAGTATCTATAGAAAAGTATATATAAATAAATATAAAAACTTATTTATGTCTTGCGAGTATTTTTTTTATTTGATTTTTCAATGTGTTTTTTTGTTTTTCTTTTTCGTTTTTTATCAGAGTCAACTAACCCAAATAATTTATCAATCATATCGTCAGACACGGTTTCGTGTTGCTTATAATAATGATATTTTTTATCTGAATCTATTTCATCATCTAAATAATTTTTTGGCAATCGTTGATTAATATAAAATAATCCAGCAGGAACAGCTAAATTTTCAAAAGGACTTGATACTTTTCCACCGCTTTGATTATCAGACAAATTATTATTGTATGTTGTTATTATAGGATTACCCCCTTGTAAAAAAAAAGAATTAATTTTATATCCACCTCCTATAAAAGTAGTTTTGCCATTAGATTCATTAGTTGATTGTGTTAATACAAATTCATCACCTCTAAATAATTCATTATTTTCATCATTAATTAAATTGCTCATATACAATATTATAATATAAATTAATTGTGATATAATCGCTTTATTTCAGGGACATATTTGATTTCTCTTTTATTTTTTATATAATCAACAATTTTTTTTACTTGATCTTCATTTTTAATAATTTCGGATAAACATGTTTCTAAATACTTAAATGTTAGTTGCTGAGTTTCTTTAACTTTAATAAATTTTAGTTGTCCATCATTAATTTTTATTGAGGTATTTGATAAATCAGTAGTTTCAATATGAGTATTAATTTGTTCAGAAATAATTTGTTTTTTATCACGCAATTCTTTCATCTTATCTCCAATAATTTTCAGTTGGTTATCAATTGATACCCATTGCTGAATATGCTGTTCAAAGTTCATATTAATAGTTTACAAAAAAATATAATTAATAAATTGTATAATTTTTTGTAAACTGATTTACAACTTTTAACGATGTTTACAACTTTTAACGATGTTTACAACTTTTAACGATGTTTACAACTTTTAACGATGTCTGCGACTTTTAACGATGTCTGCGACTTTTACCAAATGGGTTTTTCATACGTTTATGAAATGATTGATTTAAAGCAACCAATGCAGCAGGAACAGCTGCTTGGCTTGCAATAGCTCCCCAACTACCCCCTCGTTTTGATCTATGTCTGCGCTTTTTACCGCCTGATTGAGGAATATCGCCCTTTAAGTTTGTTCCAATCATTCCTTGAGCATTATTGGCGTTAATATTAGAAGCACCTACAGGAACAAGTAATGTGCCTTGTTGAGTTGCTAAATTTTGCCCAGGCTGTAATGTCATTGTGTTCATAAATTGAGTCCAACCATTTCCTACAGTTCCTAGACCCCAGCCCCAACTTGAAGCAGGATTTCCTGCTAAATCACCACCACGTTGTGCCCGACGCATTGTTCTTGATTTTGAGCGAGTTCTTCTTCTATGACTTCTTTGATGTTTTGCCATTATATAATTAAATAAGAAAAAATACTAATCAAAACCATACATTTATTAAAACCTTGTTAAAATTAATGTTATTGTTAGTATTTCTAAATATTAATTTAAAAAAATATTTAAGATAACGCGAGTTTATGATTATTACGTAATAACGTAACTAATATAGTTAGTATTGCTAAAATTAAAATAAAAATTAAGAAAACTAAAAAAATAATTACATAAATGTATGGATATATTTCATACAATATTAGATCAGTGACTGGAGAAAATAAAATTTTAATTTCATTACGAACATCTTCTGTTTTTAAAATGTCTAAACATTGTTTAATTAGTGAATTTTTCATTATTCTATTTTGTATAAAATAACGAATAAAATACTCAGAAAACTACGTTTAGACATTTTAAAAAGGAAAGGTTCGGCAAGCCTTAACCTTTATCACGCCAAAGTGGTTGTAACATTTAAAACGGTTACAAATTTGTAAAACACTATATTTTTATTTTTGTTACCATTATAGTAACAAAAATTTAAACTAACAAAACCAACAAAAACGTCCGGCGTGATAAAGGTTAAGGCTTCGCTGAAAAGGCGACTTTAATAAAAGTAGTTGTAAATCTTCAAGGGTATAAAAAGGAAAGGTTCGGCAAGCCTTAAGGCTTCGCTGAAAAGGTGACTTTAATAAAAGTAGTTGTAAATCTTCAAAGGTATAAAAAAGGAAAGGTTCGGCAAGCCTTAAGGCTTCGCTGAAAAGGTGACTTTAATAAACGTAGTTTTCTGAGTTTCTGATTTGCGTGTTAATATAATTAAATTTTTCTCCATTCTCAATAAACAATGGATAATATTATTGAACCAACAATTGATTATGATTTTTCGAAATTATATTTAGGACCTCCATCGACTTTAGCAGGAGGAGCATATTTTACAAGAATTATGTATAATACTAACAAACAACTATTTATACAAACTCCAAAAAGCTTAACAAAACAAGGTTTCGTTAAAAGCGGTAAAAAAGTTTATGCCGATTTGATGTTTGATAATAACGACACAGTATTCATTAATTGGATTGAAAATTTAGAAACAAAATGTCAGGAGCTAATATTTAGCAAAGGTCAAAATTGGTTTGAAACTAAATTGGAAAAAGACGATATCGAATCAGCATTCACATCTCCATTTAAAATATTTAAATCAGGCAAGTTTTATTTATTAAGAGTAAATGTTAAGCAAAATATTAAAATATATGATGAAACAGACCAAATAGTTAAAAGTGACGACATATCTGCTGACAAAATGTTAATTTCTATTTTAGAAATACAGGGTATTAAATTCACTTCACGAAATTTTCAAATTGAGATTGAACTTAAGCAGTCGATGATTGTTAGTCCAGATCCTTTTTTAGACGAATGTTTTATTAAAAAACCGATTAAAAGACAACATAGTAATGATGTAATCCTTGAGGAACCGATCAATGAACTAACATTAGATTTAAATAATTTTATTGATGAGTCGGCAAAAGTTTTAGCAGAAAATATAAATTATAAAAAACCTTTAGAAAAATCTTTAGAAACTCAAAAAAACGAATCAATTGATTTAGAAGTTTCATTCGAAAAACCAAAAAAAATAAATCCATATGATGACCTCGAAGAAGCTAACATTGTTTTAGATATTGATGAATTAAAAAAAGAAGACACAGTTGAAGAAGACACAGTTAAAGAAGACCCAGTTGAAGAAGACCCAGTTAAAGAAGACCCAAATATGTTAAAAGAAATAGATTTTACTTTAGAGAAAAATTTAGAAACATTTACACTTAAGAAGCCTAACCAAGTATACTATGAAATTTATCAAAAAGCAAGAGATAAGGCGAAAGAAGCAAAAAAATGTGCTATTTTAGCATATCTTGAAATGAAAAATATTAAGAAAACTTATATGCTAGACGACATTGATGACAGTGATAGCGAATTTGATGATTTTGCCAGCAAAGATGGGGCTTCGGACGATGAAAGTATAGAAGATGCATTTTAACAATATATTTAGTAATAAATTTAGAATATTTTAAAATACTTTAGAAACAATTATGAATTATACTAATGTAGAATACTTTAGAAACAATTATGAATTAGACTATTAATTTATTAATTAAATTGCAATTAATTAATAATTTGAAAAATATATTATCGCTAATTTTATATAATGAGTGGTTCTTTAAAAAAACTCTGGAATGATTATGGTGTTGGCGGTGTTTTAATAGCTATAATCGTATTATACGGCCTCTATATGTTATATAAAAATTTAATGTCCAAAGGTTCTTATGGTAGTGAAATGATGTCTCAAAATCGCAAGAAAGCCTATAGCAACGGTTCTTCGCCTTCTGGACCCCAACCTGCCCAAGAATCCGGAAATGAAGTTTATTCAGCTGTAGGAGGTTCTTCTCAACCCTCTGGTATGGGTCTTCCCTCATCTTGTAACAAAAATGCCTCTCAAAATCCTGCTGATCTTTTACCTAAGGATACTAACAGTCAATGGGCTCAATTAAATCCTGCTGGCAAAGGCGACCTTGCCAACGTCAATCTTTTGAAAGCCGGTTACCATATCGGCATCGATACTGTCGGCCAAACGTTGCGCAATGCTAACTTACAAATTCGCTCAGAGCCTCCGAACCCACAAATTAATGTGGGGCCCTGGAATTTGAGCACAATCGACAGCGATTTTATGAGACCTCCGCTTGAATTAGGTCAGGGAGGACAATAAACCATATATCGTCACAAAATAAATTGCTTATTAAGATATTTATATTCATCTTTTTTACATATAAATATGTTGAACCTTTTTTTCCAATACAATTTTATTAATATTTTCGCCGATTATTAACAATATAATTTTATTATTTCTAATAATTCAATATTTTCTTCTTGTTCAATTCTGTAAATATATTCATTTATAGTTTCTACCAGTTTATCTAATTTATCTTTAATATCTATTTTACTCACATTGGTGTCTGGATTAAACCGAATAAATATCCATTTTCCACTATGAATCATATATATATCATCGTAACGAATTTCTTCATCTTTTTTATCATAACCGCGATGCCCAAACTCATCTGTTTCAATTGCTAAAATTGTATTACCTATTGATTTACGATGGTCTATACGACGGCGATGGGTACAATCACAATTGCCAGTATACAGTGGTTTATTGTGTATAAATCCATCAAAATTTTTGTTTATGATATTTCTTACCATTATTTCTTTGGTATGTTTATACACCACTTTACTTCGTTCATCATTTGGAAAAATTTGTTTGAAACAAGTAGCACAATATCCGTCGTAAGCAGATGACCCTGAACGACTATCTATCCAATCTATACAATGGGGACATCTTGCACCTCCACCGTGTGCTACACATTTATCTGTTTTACCTTGGGCACTTGCTTTACAATCGGGTTCAACACATCTTGCACCGCCACCGTGTGCTATACATTTATTTGTTTTGTCTCTGGCACTTGCTTTACAATCGGGTTCAACACATCTTACTCCTCCGCCGTGTGCTACACATTTATCTGTTTTACCTTGGGCACTTGCTTTACAATCGGGTTCAACACATCTTGCACCTCCACCGTGTGCTACACATTTATCTGTTTTACCTGCGGCACTTGCTTTACAATCGGGTTCAACACATCTTGCACCTCCACCGTGTGCTACACATTTATCTGTTTTACTTGCGGCACTTGCTTTACAATCGGGTTCAACACATCTTGCTCCTCCACCGTGTGCTACACATTTATTTGTTTTGTCTCTGGCACTTGCTTTACAATCTTGTTCAACACATCGCTTTTTACGTTTTTTTATTTCAACACAATATTCTTGCGACATTTTTAATTATATATTATTTAGTTATAAATTATTTATTTATTTCAATTTTAATTATAAAAAATAATAAATTCAATTTTAATTATATAAGTTTATAAATTATTTGATTTTTGAAATTGTTTATAAATACATATATAATATATGGTTGATTTTGCAAGTTTGCCAGATAAACAAGGTATATTAATATATATAATTATAGCATTCGTTATTTTTGTATGTTTAAAAATCTATAGTGAATCAGACGCATACAATTTAAAATGTATAATTTCAGATGTAGATGGCCAAAGATATTGCGTAAGAGAAAATTCTAAAATGGAATTAGCAGCAAATTTGTTAGCAACTGTTACGAAAAATTGTAAAGATTTAGTAGTTTATTGTGCTAAAAAGTTTCCTGATGATGAGAAAGTTCAACGTTTAGTTCAAAAATTCAATCCTACAAAAATATCGGAAACCTTACCAACAAGCGAATATACTGCTTATAGTGAAAATAAAGGAGAAAAATTAGCATTTTGTTTAAATAAGGAAAAAAATAAAACCAAGTTAATTGATATAAATACACTAACATTTGTTGCTGTTCACGAATTAGCACATGTTATGACTACAAGCGAAGGTCACTTACAAGAATTTTGGAAAAATTTTAAATTTTTATTGGAACAAGCAAAGGCTGCAGGAATATATAATCCAGTTGATTATAAAAAGAATCCAGAGCCATATTGTGGTATGGATATAACAGATAATCCATATTATGATTTTAAATAAATAATTTAATTAAAATATTTTTAAAGGTTAATCATTTAAAAATAATACATACTTTATATATATGTCACTATTTCCAATATTTAAAGTAAATAAAATGTCTGATAAAAATATAATAGACACTATTTATGTATTTTATGGTTCTCGCTTTAGCAAAGAGATAGACGATCCTAATGATCTTTTTGATGAAGACCCGGGAAACAAATCATTTCACGATATTTTTAATAAAGAAGAATTAAATGAAATAAAACAGAAAAAGATTGAAATCATATTTATCAACCAAAGTATCCATATAGATGACAGTATTGGGGTTATTAAATTAAAAATATTTGATGCTATTTCAAAAGAAGCATCAATGAGTGAACTTTATTTATATTGTTTAAAATCTGAAAAACTTAATCCAATTACTGTTTACCAGAATTTAACACAAAATGATAAATTACCACTAACTAAAATAAGAATGGATCAGCTTTTATTAAATTTATATGATGAACATGGTCAAGTTATGGAGTTTGATTTAGAAGATAAACCGCAATATACGTTTGATGATATTTTAAAATTGGATTTGGCCGAAAAGACTTATTTAGTTGGAAAGCCAATTGGACAAAAATTTGTGTTTTCAAATGAATATCCAATTATATCTGATCCATTTCTTATAACAGAATATGACACATTATTAGAAAATTCTAGAAGAGAAATATCAACATTGAGTTCCAATTTGCTTTTAGAAACTGGTCCAATATTTAAAAATACAATTTATTTATGTTTAGCCAAAGATGTCTTTGAAATTGCTGATATAAATGATGTGTCTGCTGAATATACATCAAAAATTTATTATCCATTTTTGTATAAAGATAATATTAGTTCATTAGAAGAATTAGATACAAAACGTTCAAAACTGATTGATGCTACATCAGAGAAACTAACACCAGATATTGAAAGAAGTTTTGAAAACATTAATATGTTTTATAACGTATTTGAAAAACAAAAAACATCAACTAATTTTTCAGAAAATACAAGACTCGCGGGTATTAAATCATTAAAAGTAATAATTTATCCAGACTTTAAAATAAAAATACCTATTGAGGTAATTTTTAAGTTGGTACACGCAACACACGACTTTCCATTAATTAAATATAATCCAGAAACAAAACAAGAAAATATTTATCGTTTGTTTGCTCCAGAACTAACAGTTGATGGAAGAAAAATACCATATTTACAAAAAGCAATAATACTTAAATTAACAAAGTCAATAGGAAAAAATAGATCAGTAGCTGTATATACGAATATTCAATATAAAGGAACCACTTTTTATATGACATGTGAATTTGAAGAAAATGGAAATATTAGTGTATATCCATTGATGGATTTCGATAGCCCTATTTTATTAAGTGGCGGAGATAATATTTTCCAAGATATTGATGAGATAATTAAACTAACAGTAAATCCATTAATTGAACAAATTAAACCCTTTTTTGAGCAAAGTGGTTTAGATATTCCTTTATTTCAGACTATACAATCAGTAAATATTGAAGTAAGAGATATGAAATTTCAAACAGTGTATAATATTACCTCTCAAATTAATGTTGATAAATTTGGCGGTTGTATTTCAAGTGCGTTTGTCATTGAATCTTCTAATTTCAAGAAAGGAATTCAAATGAGATATAAGCGCGTTTCTAATTTCAATAAGCGCGATAGTCAAGAAGCATTTATTATTGAAAAGATTGATCAAGGTTTAAAAGTAGATGAAATTATTGAAGCATTGTTACAACAATTTGATGATTTAGACGAAGAAATGGCAACTGATTTAATTATAAAAATTCGTTCTGAATTAGAAGTAACAAGAGGTGCTAATAAACGTAGATCATTGATGATTAAAATTAATCCAGGGTTTCAAACTATTATGAATATTAACTTAATTACTAGTGAACTAACAATTGTTGTTAGTGGAATAAATGATATTTATTATCTTAATACTATTCCTATTTATATTAATACAATTGTCAGAATTACTCAGGATATTTCTAGTACTGATGTCGAGGTCTCTAAAATTAAATCTCTTTGTTCTGGAACAGAAATTGAAGACATAGAATTTGGACAAATTACAGCACAATCGGAACAAATATTAGATGATAATGAAGTTCCTATGATAAAAGACGAGTCACCTATTTATTTAGAAAATGAAGATGAAGGAGAGCATATGGATGATCTTTTAAACATTTTAGGATTTGACGAAGATGAAGATGAAAATGAAGTTGAAGTCCGAGATTATGATGGTGGAAAAGGTTCTGAATCGTCTGAAAGCGTAACTAGCGAATCTTTGTCTAATACTACATCATCCTCCAAGACTAAAGAAAACGGAGTTGTTAGTTCTGAAGGGTTTCAAGTATCACCACAAGTATCATCACAAGTATCATCACAAGTATCACCAAAAGAATTAAGTGATTTAGATTTATCCGATTTAGGATCGTTAGAAGAAATAGCGAAACTGAAGACGCCCCCTTCTTCTACGGGGACTTGGACACCTAATCCCCGTACGCCCCCTTCTTCTACGGGGACACCTAATCCCCGTACGCCCCCTTCTTCTGAGGTTTCATCAGAAAAATTATCAGAATCTAAATTAAAAACACCTGAAGAAAAAGATTTATCTTCCTCATCTTCTTCTGAGGTTCCATCAGAGAAATTATCAGAAACTAAATTAAAAACACCTGAAGAAAAAGGTTCATCTTCCTCATCTTCATCATCTTCCTCATCTTCTTCTGAGGTTCCATCAGAAAAATTATCAGAATCTAAATTAAAAACACCTGAAGAAAAAGATTCATCTTCCTCATCTTCCTCATCTTCTTCTGAGGTTCCATCAGAAAAATTATCAGAATCTAAATTAAAAACACCTGAAGAAAAAGGTTCATCTTCCTCGTCTTCCTCATCTTCTTCGTCTTCTTCGTCTTCCTCATCTTCTTCGTCTTCATCTTCTTCTGAGGTTCCATCAGAACAATTATCAGAAACTAAATTAAAAACACCTGAAGTAGAAGAAGATATAAATAGGGGCGTACGGGGATTAGGTACCCAAGTCCCCGTAGTAGAAGAAGAGATAATAGAAATAATTTCAAAACCACGAATCATAAAAAAAAAATCTGTAAATATAAATCCTGTAAATATAAATCCTGTTAAAAAAAATCCTGTAAATCGACAGCCTATAAAAGAAATAACCGCTTTAAGTCAAAAGAAAATTAAAGAAACTTCTGAAAAAATGGAAAATACAGTCAGAGATATAACTGGAATGAATTTAAAATATCCAAATCCATTTTCAGCCCGTTTAGAAGAAAAAATGCCACAATTATTTGTTAAATCAAAGGACGAAAAATTTGATCTTTATACAAGAATGTGTCCGTTTAGTTTATCAAACAGAAGACAACCCGTAATTTTAACAAAGGAAGAAAGAGATAAAATAATATCCGAACACCCAGGAGAAATTAATGAAGAATCCGATTTTATTGAATATGGGGCAGATATAAAAGATAGTTCAAAAAAATTTTACTATACTTGTCCTCGTTATTGGTGTTTATTAACAAATACGGTAGTTACAGAACAAGATATTTTAGATGGAAAATGCGGTCCAAAAGTTGCCAAAGTAGAAGATGCTATAATACCAAAAAAATCAGAGAAAGTGCCAAAAGGAAAATATGTTTATCAATTTTATGATGAAAAAGAAAGAAAGTATCCGGGATTTCATAAGCAAAAAACTCCATCAGGATTATGTATTCCTTGTTGTTATAGTAATTGGTCAACAACCGAAATGAAAACTCGTAGGGATATTTGTCAAGGCAAGTTTGATGAAAAAAATTCAAAACCGATTTCAAAAACAGAAAAAGAAATAGAAAAACAACTAATGCGAGAAATAGTCGAGGCGGAACATTACGTAAAAGGTCCAGAAAAATATGGTCCTCAATTAGGGGAACATCGTTGGGGGTTTTTACCAATAGCAGTTCAAAAATTTTTAAATGAGGTGAATGATGACTGTCAAGTAAGTAAAACAAATACGAATTTGAAGTTACATCATATGTGTATATTAAGACATGGGGTTGAAGTAAACTCAATACAATCATTTATAGCATGTATATCTAGTGCTATATTTTATGCTCAAAAAGATAATAATAAACCTTTGATAAATCGTTATCTTCCTAATGCGAAACACGATGTTCCAACAATAAAGGAAATGAAAGAAATAATAATAAGTGCAATAGATTTGGATAAATTTATAAAATATCAAAATGGTGATTTAATAACCAGTTTCGCAGATCCAAATTTAGAAGTAAAAATAGAAGACTATATTGAAACTAAATTATACAAAAAAATGATATCTTCGGTAGATAAAAAGGTAAAAACGGGAATTAAAGCCATTGAAGTAGTTGACAGAAGCGCAGTAGTAGCAAAACAATTTATTATAAAGGTTGCTCAATCATTTGAAAATTTTAAAAAATACTTAAGAAATGAAAAAATTATAATTGATTACACGTTTTTATGGGATTTAATTTGTATACCAAATCCACGATTATTTGAAGCTGGTATAAATTTAATTATTTTGGAGATTCCAGAAGATGACTCAACTAACAATATTGAATTAGTTTGCCCAACAAATCATTATTCTGTTCACACATTTGATTCTAAAAAAAGAAGTTTGATTTTAATTAAAAGAGAGAATTATTTTGAACCAATTTATGGATATCGCAATGATGAAAAAAATATTCATATTACAAAAACATTTGGTGAATATGATCCGCAATTGCCAAAAACATTGCGTGATGTTTTTGCAAAAATTATTAAACCAACTCTTGGAGAAAAGTGTAAAGCATTTGTTAGTAGACCAAATGAATATAGATTTAAACAATCCCCAGTTTTGGATAAATTAATTGAAGAATTACAGAATAAAAAATATAATGTGGGTATGCAGATATTAAATTTTCAAGGAAAAGTTATAGGTGTGTTAGCAAAAAACAAAAAAGGAAGTGAAGGATTTATTCCTTGTTATCCATCAGCATTAACAAATTTAAAAAATAATAAAAAATGTGGAACAAAAGTTGAAGACTGTGAATATGATTTTGTGTATATGAATGATGATATATGGAAACCATATAAAGAGACATTAGCATTTATGAAAGAATATTATGATTATGATGAACCAGATAATATTTTAAAGGCAAATTGTTTCAATCCAAAATATTTTTGTAAAGTAGTTGAGGATGAGTTGGTTACTGGATTTTTAACAAATACAAATCAATTTGTTCCGATAAAAGATCCAATCCCTGTATCAGATATAACGGATACAATTAAAACGATAACAAGTAGTAATATGTTAGTTGCTGATATTAATACGTTAACAAATCAAACAGTAGATACTAAGCGTGTTGATTTTATAAAAAGAATACAACTAGAAACTAATTTTTATAATATTTTTAGAAATACAATTCGTATTTTGTTTAATGATTATTCAAATAGTGAAAAAAGAAAAAAAATTAAAGAAGAATGTAATAAAAAATACACTTTGTATAAAAAACAGTTAGACACAGTAATAAAAATGTTACATGAATTAGTAAAAGATACAATAGTGTTTGCATCAGAGCTAAAATTGCCATATAAATATACAGAAATAAATGAAAATGAAATACATACTTGTTTATCAAAAAACGAGGATACATGTATTAACGAAGAGCAACCAAAAAGCTCAATTTGTAGAATGACAAGTGATAAATGTCAACTGATAATCCCTAAAGAAAATTTGGTAAATGGTACAGATAACGAAACATATTATTATGGAAAAATGTCTGATGAACTTATTAGGTACAATAGAATAAAGTCATTTATTTTCAATCCACAATCATATTTATCATTTGGCCAAGTTAAATATAATTTACGCGATAATGAAATAATAGTTTTACAAGATCTTTTGAACCAAGATTTTTTTGAAAACTTAATTCCAGCAGATATTAATATTTTTGCAAAATATAATACATTTGATACGGCAGAACCAATTATAACACAAGCATACAAAAAAGAAATAAAATTAGATGAACTAATTAATCCTAATCATGTTCGTAATTGTGTAAAAACTTTGCCACTAAAAATTAAATCAGAAAATTTGAGGAATTGTTTTCCAATTAATTATAAAGAAATAGTTTATAAAAATTCAAATAATTGTTTGTTATATTTAATAATAGATCTTGTAGAGAAATTTAAACATAAAAACATAACTTTAAATGATGTTAAACAAGATTTACTAGAAGAATATGGTAAAATAACAGATAATTTTAAAAATAAAGACAGTGTTAAAACAGTAATAGATATTTTAAAAGAAGAAAACCAATTTTATTCGAATCAGCTACAACCCAATGCTATCACATTTGAAAAAATGATTATGATAGATGATTTTGTAGCAATAAATTTTGATTTATGGTTATTGTTAGTTAAATATGAAATCCCATCAATATTTATTTCAAATAAATTAATTCCGGAAACTCGATTTAACTCTAAAGAGTTTGTTTGTTATACAAATAAAGGTCTGGATTATGTTTTTATAGTTACTCCATCAATATATAAAAGAACAAATAATAAATTTCCAGAATACACTCTCATTGTTACTAACAATACAGATGTTAATATAAATTTGAATAATATAAATTCGAATAATATAAATGAAGGTATTTGTATAACTAACATTCAAAACGCTATAGATAATTATGTTACAATAAAAGATTATATTGATTTTGTATTTGAAAAAAATATAACAACAAAATATAAACCAAAACAAAATGAAGTTAGGCGAATTAAAAACATTGAATTAGAAATAATTGAAGATGAAGAAAAAGAAGGAAATATTGATACAAAAAAAAAGGTTATTAAATTAAAATCAAAAAAATTAAAACCTACACTAGTTCTAGAAGAAGCTGAGGAGGTAAATGACGAAGTAATGATACCCCCAATAGAAAAAGAAATAATATTAAAAGATATACTATTTCCAGATGAACAAATTGAAATAATTCCAGTGAAAAAGAGAAAAACAAAAAAACAAAAACAAAAAATCATAATAGTAAATTCAATTGATAAAAAGAAAACAAGAAGAAAGTTGCCAAAAAATATCGAAATCGATAACAACGTATAAATTGTAATTTATATATTATTTAACTTACAGAATCGTCATCGTCTAATTCGTCATCGTCTAATTCGTCATCGTCTAATTCGTCATCGTCTCCATAATCCAATATATGCATATTTGCTAATATATTTATTACAGGAGAAATTCCAACAACAATTAATTCATTATAAGGAGTTTCTTTTTTAATTGGTATTTTATAAAAACTAATATGTTTATCATTAAATAGAGTTTCTTGTTTACCAAACCGATTTATTATTTTAATATATTGTCTTCCAAATGCGTTGTTATATTTATAAAATTTAGTAAGTTTAATATATAAAAGTTTTTTATAATTGTAAATTTTTGAAGTATCTTTAATATCGTAATTAATAATAAAAAAATAAAATAAAAATGGTCTAAAAATAGTAACTAATATATCTTTTGGAAAATCCTTATGTATTTGATAGTTTCTAGTATATGGATTACTTTTAAGCATTGTTAACACAGACGAATGTAAAATAGTATATGGTGAATTATAAACATATTTTTTAATAGCATTTTCTCTAATAATTGATTCATTTTTTTCAGAAAACTGTTCTTTATCAAAATTTTCTAAAAAAAATAAATGAAATAGTATGGACATAAGTCGTCCAGATTCTTTAAGTTTAAAATAAATATTATATAAAGTAGAATATGAAAATGGTTCGTTATTATAAGGATTTAAAGGATATAATGGCTCAGAAAAAAAAATAGGTGAATTAGAAATAGCAGTTTCAATAATTGAAACTAGATCATTTAAACTAAATAAATATTTTGACTTTTTTTCAATAAGAATAAATGTATGTTTATTATAAATATCAAGAGGATTAAGCATTAAATCATTACTAACAATAATAGGATATTTTTTAATTTTATAAATTCGCAATAATCTTGAAAATGCATAATAACATTTTTGTGTTTTTGAAAATATATTAAACATATTCTCTTTAAATTCATTTTTGTAAAAATTATTATCTAAAATAGAATTTAAAGAACTAAATTTTGCTTCAGAATTTCTTAAATGTTGATCAACATATTTACTTTTTTGTTCTTCATAAAATATTTTTTTTATTAAAAAATCAATATGACAAGTTTCGTTATTATAATTATTAAAATTAGAGCTTGTAGATAACGTAAACGGGTCGTCTGGGTATGTTTTGTGTTTTTTGTTAGTTAGTGTCTGTAATATATTAAAAAAGGTGTTCATATCTAATTATTTATATAATTATTTAACTAATTTTTAATATATTATATTTAATAATATACATTTGAATATATACATTTTTAAGCAAATGGATCGTAATCATTATCTCCGCCTAATTCCTCTGCTTTAATATTAACCACGTTTGTCTGAATTTGTAATTGTTGTGTGCTACATTTATCATCTTGTGCTTCAATACCTTCAACTAATGCGTCTGCAATAGAATCTTCAATACTTTTAAATACATATGTGGATGTTTCTTCAAGTTTAATCATTTCGTTAATATCGAGAACAACTTGAAATGCTGCCGTGCCAAATAATCCTTCTTGGCCACACATTACATTTGCTGATATTCCTCGTATAGTATCTAATTCTGCATGCCTTGCTGCTTTTAAAAACATTTCTGGTGTTTCCTCAAATGATGCCTTTGCAATAGGCCCGATGTCATCATTATTTATTCCGTGTCTAAAGATTGAAATCATTTTTTTACTAAAAGTCATTCTATCGCATAATAAAGCCATATGATGGGTATTTACATAAGCTCCATCAAATTCTAATACTTCTGCGAGTTCATTATAAATAGCTTGTCTTGCAGCTTCCATTCCCAAAACATCAAATATTTCAATAATATCATTACTAATAGTTCTATTTGGATCAATATAATCTAATCCTAAAACATCTAATAAATTTGTCCCAATTGTATCAAGAACCCAAATTTCTTCTTTTTTAAATGCCCCACCCTTTTCAACCAAATTATCTTTAACCTTTCTAAGAATTACTTTATTAATATTTTTTATTCCTCGTAATACAATTCCTTCTAATAATTGATCTTGAAAATTCTTTAAAATATAAATTTGATCCGATTGATCTAATGGATTAACCTTTGGTTTTTTATTACCTGTAGTATTTTTTAAAATATTATTCATACGAATTCTAAATACTAACTTATCTGAGTTATAATCAGAATAAACACAACTAATTTCATCTTTATGTGTATTATTTAATGTAAAGTTAATATCGTCCATTGTAATATTTTTTTCTAACATCACTTCTGGATCCATTTCTATTCTAATAACCCATTTTGATTTTTCATTTTCTTCTAAACTGTCTCCTTGGCCTAAACATTCTTCAATCATATTCTCAAATTCTCGATATTGAGACATTGTCGATTTATCCTCTAAAATCAATGTATTTAAATCATCCGGGTCAAAGCAAATTTCAACACTTTTAACTATTTCTTGCAAATTTGTATGTTCTAACATATACTGAATTGTGCTTGCTTTATCTTTGTCGGTTTGTTCGTCTTGTTTCAGATAAACAGTTAGGGATGGATTTTTAATGGATGCCGATAAAGATAATATCTCTTCAATTCTTGGAACGCCTCGAGTTACGTTTGATTTAGACGCAACGCCGGCAAAATGAAATGTATCAAATAAAGCAAGACCATTATAGATGTTAAAAGTTCTCGTGTCTAAAATTGTTAGATCATAAGCATAATTTGTAGTATTTGGAACTTCTTCAATACTTTTAATGGAATCAAATATTACACCCGGATAAGCATCTCCTCTTTTTTCTAAAACAATTTTTCCATCAATTTCATTTGGAATAATAGTTGCGTTTTTATTAATATCGTACTTTGGAGTATTATTTAAAATCAATTGTAAGTTATCTTGTTTGTATTTTAATTTAATATTTAACATTGATGCTAATTTTTTAGCCTGATTATTTCTTACAAATAAATTATATATTTGATGAATATTTTCACTCAATGTTCCTCTATTATTTGACTCTTGTTTTGTTGGTTTGGTAATAAAACTATAGACATCCAATATATTTAATATTTGTTGAACGTCAATCAACAATGCTTTCGATACAGAAGCCATAATAATACTTTTATCTCTTTTATTAATACATCCATCACCACCAATATATGCGTCCATAAATCCTAGCAAACATTTTTTATTCGAGAATATTATTTTATCCGATACAAACTTATTATGACTTAATTTACCACAAAATATTTCCAATAATCGACACAATACAGTATTATATATTCTTAAATCTTGACTGGTCCATCCAACTTTTCCTTTATTTTCGTGTTTATATATTTTAGTTGTAATATTCCATTTCTCACATAATTCCAAAATAGGTTTGAAATACTCGCTGTCATTATTAGCAATAGATACTTGAAACTTTGTCATACAACCTTCCGCAGCATATGCTCCAATTAAATATCCAAAGTTATAATCTAACGGAATATTTTCAGGAATAGAATAATCATTCATATTGGTTTGTAATGTGTAAACACAATTAGCAGTTAAAATTGTTTTCGTTTTACATCCATTACGCATTTTATTATTAAATTTAGCAACAAAACTATCACGTCGAGTATAAGGCAGTGTAAATGTTTTACCTTGATGTTTTGTCCACCAATGATATTCTCCCATAACTTCTTTGGTTTTTTCCACTTCTGTAGAATAAATATATTCAGTCGGTAATAATATTGTTTTTAAATTTAGTTCTTTATTTTCTGTAAAATCAATACTTTTTTTAGAAACGGGTAAATAATCACCTACTTTTAAAGTATCTCCGTCAACAGGAATTATTTTACCATCTACCAACTTTAAGAACGATTTTGCTTTAGTTGCGATAACTTCTCGTTGCTCGTGAGTTGTTATTTTTAACATTGTATTGGTTCCATCTTTATTAATAACTGGATGTCTAGTGACTGCCTCTATTTCCTTCCAAACTATTTCGCCTGCCTCTGTGCAAGATGGAATTTCATAATATTCACTCATCTCCGCATAAGTGGTGTCCTTTTCTTTATAATATTCTAATTTTTTAGGCATAGTAATATGTTTTTCTATAAATTCACCTATTTGGACTTTTTGAATTTTTCCTTCACGATTCCTTACGATAATTTCGGTCTCGTATGTAACAGAATTAAGCGTGTTATGAACTATGATGCCGCTGTCTAACATAAATGTTTGATTAGCCGGAACAGTAAAATCATAAACATATTCATTTTGATCTCCCGATATAATTTCAATATTAACAATTTCATCCCAAACAACATCTGAGTTAGCTGCCTGATTTAATATGCTTAGTTCGTCAACAATTTTATTTTTTTCAGGATGTGTTTCAAATACTTCAATATACTTTTGTAAGGTTCTACGACCAATTGTATCTTTTTTAGCCCAACGCCCATAATTACGGCTTTGTCCTGGAAGAGCCAGAACCTTTCCGCATTTTGCTATAATTTTTCCAAGACCATTAATTTTATCAATTTCATCCGATAAATTGTGCGCATCAGTTCGTTCAACATATTTGACAATATTCATTAATTTTTCAGAATGAACTAAAGAACCAATATTTTCTTGATATAATTTGGAATACTTTGCCGAAATAGATACATTATACATAGGACAACACTTAACATTTTGTTCTTTTACAGACGCAAATATTCCAAAATAATTCAAGAATAGTGCAATATCCGATGATAATTGATTGCTTCTACTACACGATCTAATTTGGTGATGTAATTCATCACACTGGAAATTTCCATCACCATCCATATATCCTTGAATTAATCCAGCCTTAAATTCATTTGGAGCCGTAAAAGCAAAGTCGGGAATGCGTTTAACAAACGAACCATTACCACAAGTCCTAACAATAAATTCGGCCAATACTTTATGACTAAATTTAGTTGTAACTCCTGGACCGTATTCTCCATTATATCTGCTGACTTTTGCGATTTTTCCAAACTCTGAACCAATTTTAGTAACATTATCAATGTAATATTGTGATATATTTGTAACACAAATGGTATTTCCATTTATATTTCCCTCAGCTAAATAAGCACCAATAAACCATCCAAACAAATTATCTAGATTTTTTACTTCATCTCCAATAAAAACCGTATTATTTACAAATGTATTAGGAATATATTTACACGCCGGAATTCTCATTCCTTCCTTTAAGTCCGAACCTTTAATAGATTCCACTTGTTGTGTTTGTTCATCGCGAATTAGATGCGAATGGCTCAATGTAGTTGTAACATTTCTACCACTTTTAGTAGTAACTTTAACTAAATCGCCATTAGTTGGGTGACGACTAATATGTGAAATTTTATTCCAATGTGTCTTTTCTTTAGAATCAACCCCCATAATATAATATTCGTCTTCGACTTCATCTAACAATGTTTCAACGCTATTTGCGTGACCTGTATTGAATGTAAATTGAGGATATTTTTCAATCAATGTGTCGCACATTTCTCCGATTTGTTCTAAGACCATAGAAATTTTTCCCGTTTTTTTATTTATTTTTCCGCATCTAATATGCTCACAGTATAAGTTGCTCATTTGAGTGGTCGGCTCGCCAATGCTCTGCGCCGCAATCATTCCAACCATTTCTCCAGGCGCAACAATTGCTCGTTTATACGAAAGAACAATAGTTTCTAGAAGAATGGTTAAAGCGCTTTTATTAAATCTCTTATTGAGTAGTAAGTCTTTTGGAGACAAATAATAATAGAATAACACTTTGAACAATTCGGTAGGAGGAGCAAACACAATTTTTTCTAAATTTTCAAAGGTGTGTTCAATAAGCTGAAATGCTTCAAGCATTGTAATATCAACAAGAGAGTTGCTATTAATTCCTTGTTGTCCAATTATATTTTGAATAATAAACGCAAAAGCAACTGGAATTCTTACGACCTTATCATATTTATTATTAAATACCTTTTTAACAATTTCATTTCTTTTTTCAATTATATAATTAATATAAAATTCACATTTAATCTTAAGCTCCTCTTCTTGTTTCTTTTGAAGCGTATATGCTGCCTTAACAAACATTCCTGTTAATTTTTTAGATTTAGTTTTATCATCAATTACAGCAAAGTGCGCATAAATATCTTGAATACTCATATCAACAATAGGTAACTCTTGGTTTTCAACTTTAATAGTATCAATTGAATCATCACCATAAGAGAATTGGACTAATTTACTTTTATTTGTTCTAACTGTCATATCGTAGTTTACCATAAGATCCTCTAAGCCCTTAATTAGTCTTCTTTGAATATATCCAGTAGTACTAGTTTTAACCGCAGTATCGATTAATCCAATACGACCACCCATAGCGTGGAAGAATAATTCTTGAGGAGACAATCCGTTAATATAGGAACTTTCAACAAATCCACGAGCAATTGCCGAATCATCATACTTGGTATAGTGAGGAAGAGTTCTGTGTTCGAATCCATAAGGAATTCTTTTTCCATCTACGTTCTGTTGACCTAAACAAGCTGTCATTTGTTGAATATTAATTTCAGAACCCTTTGAACCAGCATTAAACATTACAACAAAACGATTATCATTGCTCAAATTTTTGAGCGCCTCTCTACCAGCATCGTTTTGTGCTTTGCTTAAAAGGTTGTTAACCTTAGTCTCAAATTCTTCCTCATTAGTCTTTCCAGAGGTATTTTCAAAAATACCTATTTGAACTTGGTCTATTAAATTTTTAACTTCCGTCTTTTTCTCAGTTATAATAGATATAATTTTATCATTTGTTTTAGAATCGGTAATTAAATCACTAATACCAACACTAAATGAGCTTTGTTTCATATATTCGGTAACAATATTCTGTAAATCATCAATGAATTGTGCTGACGCCATATTACCAAAATCATTACAAACTCTATGAATAAGTCCCTTGGTTCCTGATCCTAAAATTCCTTTGTCCATTTGTCCACGAATATATTTTCCATTTATAATTTCAATAACGTTATTTGAAGTGTCTGATTTTTCTTTGTCTCCATCGTATTGCTTGTTTTTTACTTTTAACGATAAAGGTGGCATAATTTGCGACAAAATTTCAAAGCTTGACACTTTTTCATTTCTATTCTTCTTTAACGCGTCTGGGTTTACACGATTAAACATCATCAACAAATTCATTGCGTCTTTCTGTGTGAACTCTATGTTTTCTCTAGTGAATCTATAAGAACCAAGCATTGAATCTTGGTAAATACCGATAATTGCAGCATTATTTGCTGGACTAATAATTTGATATGGCACTGCTGCTAAATTTTTTAATTCTGACTCCGCCTCTGGATCCTGCGGCATATGTAAATTCATTTCCATGAATTTCCCTAAAGTTTCCAATAGGGACAGACTATACCTTAAGCATTATCAGGTTGATTAAACCATCATATAATACCCATAACCGTCTAGTCGTTGAACCTTCTCCATTCTCTATCATAACGAGATTAGGAGCTTGGCTGCGGATTGCCCAATCCTTTACATTTTTACCATTGGGTTCGGCTATTAACCGAGTTCCTCACAATTGTTTCCAAAAGTGAGTGGTAGTAAAGGCTCTAAGGTGGTTTCCCGCAATTTGGTCATGTAGCTAAATGATTCTTTAACACTTTTATAAATTCAATAGCACTATTTTTACTTTCTTCTAATGAAATATGTATACCACCAAAATCTGCCTTACATTTATTTATATAAACATACCAACCATATTGTTCATTATATTTTTTTAAGGGTTTAATATATTTATCAATGTCATCATCTATTTGAGTGACGTCTTTAAATCTATCAAACTTTTTGTCCTTATAATAATTAGCTACACCATTAGAAACACGTTTTTTGCTTTCGTCACTATGAGTAAACATATGTCCACCATTTTTTAGATTATATCCAGCAGGATACAAACTATTTAGTTCTTTGATGTAATATATTTCTCTTTCATCGGCGTCTTTAATTTCACAACATTCAATCAATTCAACCACAAAATCAGCAACGCCATATTTTCGTATAGCATTGTTTAAAAAGTGAGATTGATTTTTCTTTGTTGAGAAAGCCTCTGAAATATGACAACGAAATCGCCCTTCGTGTCCATGTGGTCTATATCGTTTGTGATTTAAAATATGAGAAACAGATTGTCCTACATATATTTTATTGGTCGACAAACTAATTATTTTATATATTTCACAATATCGGTCGGTTGGATCATTTAAAATAACTTTTGACAGTCTTTGATATTTTGACAGTTCCATTAGTATACCTGTATATTTTATCTTTAAGTGCTTTTGAATTAGAATCATTAAACTAGGGAGTAACACGCTTTTCACGCTCCCTGTTGGGGACAAAATGTAATTACATATGTCTATCCCCGTCAAACGGTTGATCCCAAAGGTTTCCCAAAGGGCCGGACTGTATCTTAAGCAAACTCGGGATAGTTACTCCTTCATCGTTCACCAACACCCGTTCAGTCTCTGAATGCCTTCCATATCCTTACTATAACGGAATTAGGAAGTAACACTGCGGATTACCCAATCCTCCACATTATTACCATACCCGAGTTCTATCTCGGCCATCTGTAAAGTTTCCAATACAAATTTGGTAGTGGTTCTCTAGTTTATTAGACTAGATAGGCTCTAAAGGGACTCCCCGACAACAAGGTGTTTTGCAAATAAATATTAATTTATTTACTAGGGGGTAGCACGTTTTTAACGCCCCCTGTTGCCAACGTTGACATTTAGTCTTTTTTGTGACCAATTATCATCACAAAAATTTCATCGGCATTGTAAGGTTTTGTGTCGGCTACGTTCATGCGAAACGTATCTCCAACACGCATAACTTTAGCTATATGGCACATCATACTCATTCTGTGAAGAGTCGGTTGACGATTAAACAGAATAGCATCTCCATCCATCATATGGCGATGAACGATATCGCCATCTTCTAAAATAATGCTTTTTCTATCTAAATAACGAAGAGTAATATTTTGTCCATTTTGCCTCTCAAGAATTTTAGCACCAGGCCACACATCAGGGCCATTTAGAACTAATTTAGTCAAGAAAGATTTATTTAGACGATTCACTACAACAGGCTTTGTAATATTTTTAGCAATTTTCATAGGAATACCAAGTTCTCTAATGGAGATATTTGGATCCGCAGTAATAACTGAACGAGCACTAAAATCAACACGCTTAGCCATTAAATTGCCTCTCATACGTCCGCCTTTTCCATTCAATCTGTCTTTAATAGATTTGAATGGTCTTCCTGATCTTTGCGCTACTGGACTAGCACCAGGAAGTTTATTATCGACCATTGAAGCAACGTGATATTGTAAAACAACTGACCAATCATTAAGAATATTTTCAGGAGCATTATTTTGTATTTTTTCTAGTAATGTTTTATTAGTTTTTACAATATTTACTAAAATATGTGTCAAATCATCTTCAGATCTTTGTTGAGCATCGTGTTTTACAGACGGTCTAACTGCGGGAGGCGGAACAGCTAAAACTTGACAAATCATCCAATCTGGCCTAGACCAAATAGGACTAAATCCCATAAACGTAACATCTTCGTCAGAAATTCGCTTGAATATTTTCAATACAAGTTCTGGTGTTAAAGGAATACTAATTATACTGTCTTCGCTGTCTTCCGATGTATTTGTCCACTCAGCCGATAAATTACACATTCCTTCTTTTTTTATTTTTTTAGGTTGTAAACACCCACATCCATCTTCAATTGCTTCTCCACAACGCTTAACACCTTTACATAATTCCGAAACATATTTCCATCTAGCTTGTGTTTGCATTTTATTTGCTTGTTTGTATTTTTCTTTAGAAATCAATAATTTGCTACATTTAAAACAAACACAACGTAATATTTTTTGAATTGTACTTAAATATTGAAGATAAAATACTGGTCGAGCCAATTCAATATGTCCGAAATATCCAGGAGTTTGCATATAGTCTAAACCATCTGTTGGGCAAATTAATCCGGGTTCCAAAACACCCATTCTAGGATCAAATAACCCATTTATTACTGGTTTGTTGTTAACATATGCGTCCTTACTAGTAATTTCGGCAACTGAACCCCTGCGAATTTCTTCTGGGGACAATATACTAAATTGGATGCCAATAATCTTAGAGCAGTTAATATTTTTCATATTTCCAGAATTTTTGGACATTCTTCTTATATATAACTAATAATATTTAGATTGTTTTTTAATTCAATTTTATTTTAAAAAACTAATTATATTTTTATATTTATATATGAGTAGTTTTAATAGTAATAACATAAATTCAAATACTAATCTAAATGATATCTTTAATACAAGCGATACTAATACTAATACTGATAATAATAATTTAAATACAACTGATAATATTAATGTATTTAATAAAAAAGAAGTCGATGATGAAAGGTATATTTTTGGAGATTTTTTTGGTGTTGTTTCTGATAAATACATTAAATATTTTAATCTGTTTGCACTACATCTTTTATGTACTATTTTTTTTGGAATAATATATTATACATTACTTTTGGATTTTGATCATAATTTTTATATTCCAGTTGGGTTTCCAAAAAGTCAATTTTTAAATAATTTATTTGTTATAGCCATATTTTTATCTATTCAGTTTGAAACAACTACTGCGTATGTTGATTTAAAATGTAAAAGTTTTTTATCTAGATTGATTTTTAATATACAAACAATTACAACATTTTTGATAACATTTTTATTTTTAATAGTGTAAATAGTTGTTTTGAATAATAACCAATTTAAATAAAAAATTGAATATACTTAAACATATATCTATATAAACAATATAATAAGAATGCCTAGAAATAGTCAACCTAAAATGTCAAATAAGAAATCTACTGTTTCTAAGAAGAGAGATGCGCGTGTCAAAAATAAAAAACAAATTGAGTCTTCTGACTCTTCCGATGATACTTCTGCTTCAGACGATGATAGCGAAAATGAAATGAATGCTCAAGAATATCGTAAATTTCTTAAAGGCATATTTCCGTCAAAGTATTTATCTCAAAAAATTAAAGCTGGTGAACGAATTAAAAAAGTATTAAAAAACGAGAATTCAGAAAACAATGAAAAAGAAGAAGATTTGGAAAAGGAAAATAAAAAGGGAAAGAAGGGTAAGACTGAAAAAGGAAAGAATACAAAAGGAAAGGATATAAAAGAAAAGAATATAAAAGGGAAAAAGGGTAAAAAAATAGTTATTGAATCGGATCAATCCAGCGACTCTAATGGAGAGGATTTAGGATCAGAAGATTCAGAGACACAAGATTCAGAGACAGAAGATTCTGAGACACAAGATTCTGAGACACAAGATTCAGAGACAGAAGATTCAGAGACAGAAGATTCAGAGACACAAGATTCAGAAACACAAGATTCAGAAACTGATGAAAATATTAATAAAAGTAAAAATAAAGGTAAAAAGGATATACAAAAACCAAGTAAATTTAATATTGTTTTCACAATCGGAGGACTAAAAAAAGACAAAGACGAAAATGATGAATCTAATTCGGAAGATTGGGAATCGTGTTCTAATTCCGAATCTGAATCCGATACCGAAAACGAGGATGACCCGATTAGCGATACAGACGAAGATTCAGAAGACGAAGACGAAGACGAAGACGAATTAATAGAAGAATCAGAAGATTCGGAATGGAAACCTACAAAAAAAGTTAAAAAGAATAAAAATAATAAAAAGACTGTAAAGATTGTAAAAAAGGACAATAATCATAAAAAGGTATCGGAAGAAGAAGACGGCGTATTAATAAATAAATTAAAAAATGATCTTAATGAACAAAAAGATTCTGGGGAAGATGTAATCGCTATGTTAACAGATTTACAATCAAGAAATAAAAACAATGTTTTAATAAATAAATGTTTGAAAATTTGTGAAAAAAATATTGTAGTAAATAAGAAAAAACAAGAACATAAAATTAAACGAGAAAAGGAAAGAAATGGACGCATTTTTAAGAGAATTTTGCTCGATAAAAATACAATGAACGATTTTGATTTTTACGATAAGCTAGAGATGTGTAATCAAAAGAAAATTATTAAAGAATTAAGAGAAATTAATAAAATTACTCGTGTCGAAAAACCATATCGTTTAACTCTATTAGAGTCTAATATTCCAGTTAAGTTTAAATCGGCGGCTATGAAAAAGATTAGTTCAATTCGACATATGGAACCAGGGTCAGGCGAATATTATAAAATTAAAAATTGGGTTGATACCTTTATGCAAATTCCTTTTAATAAATATGAAAATCTACCTATTTCAATAACAGACGGAGTTGAAATGTGTCACGATTTTATGGCAAAGGCTCAAAAAACACTGGATACCGCAGTATATGGACTAAATGATGCTAAAATGCAAATTATGCAAATGTTAGGCCAATTAATCACTAATCCCGATTCTATTGGATCTGCTATTGCCATACATGGCCCTGCAGGTACGGGTAAAACTTCGATGGTTAAAGAGGGAATTAGCAAAATTCTTAATCGCCCATTTGCGTTTATTGCGTTGGGAGGCGCAACAGACAGTAGCTTTTTAGAAGGTCATGGATATACGTATGAAGGCTCAACTTGGGGGAAAATTGTTCAAATATTAATTGATAGCAAATGTATGAATCCGGTAATATATTTTGATGAGTTAGACAAAATTAGTGATACACCAAAAGGCGAAGAAATTGCCGGAATTTTAACTCATTTAACCGATACATCTCAGAATACTCAGTTTCATGACAAATATTTTACTGATATTGATTTTGATTTGAGTAAATGTTTGTTTATATTCAGTTATAATGATGAAAGTAAGGTTAATCCGATTTTAAAGGACAGAATGTATCGTATTCAAACTAAGGGTTATAATCAAAAGCAAAAGACTGCTATTTCAAATAATTATTTACTGCCAAAAATAAGAGAACAAGTTAAATTTTCCGTCGCGGATATCATTATTCCTGATCAAACATTGCACTATATTATTGAATATTATTGTAACAAGGAAGATGGTGTAAGAAATTTGAAGAGATGTTTAGAAATTATTTATACGAAACTAAATTTATATCGTTTGATGCGTCCAGGTTCTAATCTATTTGAAGAGGATATGTCTATAAAGGTAGAATTTCCTTTTACGGTTACCAAAGATATTGTTGAGAAAATGATTAAAAAGACTGGTAATGGACTAGACCCATCATTACAGCATTTGTATATTTAATTGTAATTAAATTTTAGGAATTAAACATTTTTTTATTAATAAATATTATTATATTATCATTATAATAATGCGCCCATTTACAAATAATAAAGGAAAAAGTTCTGTTATATTTTACAATCGTGGTGTTCCAAAATCAGATAAAATGTTCGCGTATCTTGCTACACAAAATTATACTGTTATGAAACAACTAGCTATTTATAATAAAAATAATAGTCAAGGTCAAAGCACTAATCTAATTACACCGACCGAAAAGAAAAATGAGACAAAATTCTATTAAAAAATAAAAAATTACTCAATTATTCTTTCCAATAGTGTAAATGCACCCGAAGGGCATTATACTATTTGACGACTACAACCTATTATGATTGTAGTGGTTAGTATATCTTATTGGAATTTGTATTCTCTTCTATATTTTTCAGGTCTTTCTCCCGTTAGCATATAACTATTGAATACTTTTTGGATGTTTCTACATCCGTTCTTATCACGATTGATACATCCTTTTCTATTATTTTCCATTTGATATGTTAGGATTGAATATATCTTTCGGTCTTTTTGCTTTGTATCTGCTTTGAATTTCAAGTATAAATTCTTACATGGTTCTTCCGTTTTGTAAGATAAACAAGATGTTCTAAACTCGTCTATATTATATACCTGAAATTGCTTTTGTAATTTTCTTTTTAGTATTAAATTTGGTGTGGAAATAAAGTTTCGCATCTGCTTCCCTATACTCCAATCTCCTATGATAACAATATGGTCTTTACTAAACTTCTGTACTATTTTATTCACCATTCTATCTTCAGTTCGTTTTTTATTGATGTAAGCATACCATTTGTATCTTCTAAACTTTTCTACTTGATATAATGGAACCAATTTTTCATTTGCTTTTAATTTTGCGGTTATGTATTCTTGAAATTTATCTATATTGCAACTTTTGGAATTATATTTATTGAGTTCTTGTTCTATTTCCGTTATTCCTATTTTATCCTTGTAATGTTTGAGTAATGACTGGTATTTCAATCGTTTTGTTTCCTTCAAATATTGCCGGTTTGTATAAGAAAAAAACTTTCCATCATCATCCATCATTGAAAATAACGAACGCTTACCAGGGTCAATAAAAATATGTTTTCCTTCTAATACTTCTTTTGGAACTTCATCTATATATTGGAATTCTGGATTTTCCTGTTTTTCTTGTTTCTTGGATTTATTTGGTTTGTCTTTATTTTGTAATCGTTTTTGCTTGGCTAATTCTTTTTGTAATTGTTTATTTATTTCTTTTACTGCGTATTTTTCTTCTTTGGTAAGTCCTTGTAATGCTTTCTTACCTGCTTTCATTTTATCCTTTTTTGCTTGTTCTTCTTCCATAAAATCCTTGTGTAAAAATCGCAACGAGGTTGTATAACCATCCGTAATAATAGTATAATCAAACTCATATTTATTCATGGTTTGTTTCACGTCAAAAAAGGTATCCCAAATAAATTCCTTGTTTTCTTCCAAACAATTATATAAATCACCTTTTACTTTATTCATTATTTTTCCTTTCTTGTTTTTCTTTACTTCAGTAATCCAAACATCTAATAATTTTTAATATTTATTTGTATCCACAAACAATTCCACCACAGCCTTTGTATCAATTTGAATATGTCTTGGAATAGAATTCGTTTGAATTGGAAAAAACTGAAATGATTTTCTTTCCAATTTTTCTAATTCTAAACACATAAAAATCATATGTTTCAAATATTTATAAGGATTGATTTTGATGTCGTAATAATAACTGGTTTCAAATATTTCAGGAACGATTTGATGCCGATTTACATTCAACCAACTATGATATTTTTCATCACAAGTAAGAGTGTTATTGATAATGTCGTTTTTAATCAAGTTGATTTCTTTGTATAATTGCTTCTTAAAATCTTTATTGGTAATTTCATCTTGATAAAGATGCATGAAATATGAATTTATAAATCGTTTGATGTAATCAAAAAATCGCATTTTGATATTATTTTCTACAGAAGTTATCATCGTGGTAGCATAATAATCTAAAATCGCAGATAAATTACTTCCATCTTCTAATTGGTAATTATGCAATTGTTGAAATTCTTGCAATAACAATAAATTATTTCCTTTTGGTTTTTGACCGGAAGATGGTATCAATATGGATTTCATACACATAGAAATAGTATCTTCAGTTATTTCAGGAATTTCCAAATGGGTATGATATTTTTGCAACACCCATAATCGTAATAAAAAATAGGTTTTAGTAGTTATACTATTTGCTCTAACAATCGCATTTTGTAGTATTTCCATATTATTCAACACTTCTTGTTTTCTTTCAACATCACAAATGAGTATGGAAGTAATAGGAAGTTTCAAACACCGATATTTATCGGGCGGTTCTTCTTTCCGGCTCATCCTATATACTTACTAAAGATTATAATTTTTAAGTTCTTTTAGAAAATATTAATTATTCCTAAATATTTTCATTATTTTTTAATTCTTTCATTTTTTCTTTTCGTTTCAAATATGCTTTTCTATTTATTTCTTTTAATTTATCAGGATCTTCTTTTCTAATTTTTTTTAATCTTTCCTTTGCTTTTTCATTCACAATTTCTTTGTTTTTTTCATAATATGGTTTATGCAGGTTTTTATACTTATCTAATTGTTCTTTTAATTTAGTATTTTCTTCTTCGTATATTTTTAATTTATTTATCAAATCTTCATTATCCATTATGAGTTGATGTATAGTATAGTATGTTATTTTTATATAATTTTCATATAAAAATAATATATAATGACTTATTTCTTTATTTTGTCTCATTTTTCTTTTCGGTCGGTGTAATAGATCAAGTGTAAGTTTTTCAAAATAAATAATAATTACAGTTTGTTAGTGTAAATATTATTTAACGAATACGGTAATGTGTTTTTCTTTTTCTTCTTTTATTTTTCTTTGTACTTCTATTTGTACTTCTATTTCTATTTCTATTTCTATTTTTCTTTGTACTTCTATTTCTATTTCTTTTAGTTGTTCCTGCTTTATGTAATGATAAACCACCTTTAAGTTTTTTCTTTTTAGGAAGAAAACCTGTATCTATATATGTTTGTATTTGTTCCTTAGTCAAGCCATAATTCGTTATAGGATATAGTATTTCTTTGTATATTGTTTCGGCCATTAGTCCATAAAATATTCCATATTTGATATTCCATTCTTTAAACCCATTCCCATTTAAAATAGTTTTGTAAGCATCTTTTCTTACTTGTGTAGCAGACATAGCAGAACCAGTATCCGTATTCTCTGGTTCTATAGTTGCTACTGTTCCCATTACTGTTGCAGAGGGAGGCGCTAAACGAGTTGCTGTTGTAACAGCAGATTTTAAGGCAAATGATAATTTGCTAGCATCTTCATCTTTTCCTCCAGCAATATGCGTAATTTTTATATCTGTTAAGTTTGGCAAATTAGAACTTTTCTCTAATTGTTCTGATATATAATCAGATATATCTTTTGTTGGATTTGTCATTTCACGAATAATATAGTCTTTGTCATTAACTCCTTCTAATTTACTTTCGACAAAATCCTTTTTTGTTTTAAATGATATAGGATTATCCATAGTTCTTTTATTTCCATCTGATTGTTTTGGACCACTTCCTAACAATATTAATGCTATAGAACCTTTTGATTTTGCTTGTTCGACTAATTTTTGTAAAGCAGCAATATGCCCATTGTGCGGTGGATTTAAACGCCCAATAAAATAAAAAAAATTTACTTCTTTACCGTTTGTTTCTTCAATTGTGGCTTTATCAGCAGTATATTCATTTTCTTTAATAATATTTATAAAATACGCTTCAATTTGCTTTATTTTAGACTCTTTTTCTTCATTAGACATACCAGGATCGATACCGGGACCAGCCGAATAACTTCTTTTTAATGAAGTTAGTTTTTGAATTTTAATGGGCGGATTTAAATATTCGGTCTGTTGTGACATATATATATATATATAATAAAAGGATATAAATATTAATTAGGATAGTATACTATAGTCTATTATAATTTTTAACCATGTCTAATAAAATGTCTTTAAATGATGGCGAATTATTGGAATCTATGTATGAAATTATGTCAACATTATTAGTTGAACTTAACAATGCTAAACAAAAAATTCAAAATAATCTAGATAATAATGTTTTAGAAAAAAATAACCCAATTTATTCTTACATAAAAAAAACGTTTAATAGTGATATATTACACGATTTAATGTGTCAGCTTTCTGAGAATAATTATATTATTGAAGATATGTTTAACAATAATATGTATGTATGTGAACACGAATGGGTAGACGACCTCATTGATATCAATCCAGATACATCTAAACATATTTGTTATTGTATTAAATGCGAAGTTACTAAGTAATAAATTTATTTTATTTAAGGTCGCAAATTAATATTCAGAATATGGAACATTGTTACCTCCACGCTGACGTAAATAATCGTAAGTCTTTATAGGCATACAAGCACACCCAGTGCTGGTAGAATACGCATTAGGACAGCACTCTGGTTTAAATTCGGTTGTCGCAAACATAAACATTTCGTCTTTTGGCAGAGGGATGGGTTGCTTAGGGCGATCCCAAATGGCTTTAACACCTGCGTCTGGTTTTGTGCCGGGACTATAGGTTAAAGTGGGTTTAGACCAAGTTGAGGGATTCATAATATAATCGGGTGTGTTGGCTCCTGCAAATTCAGGTCCAGATGTTACGTTATTAGCACCGATAAACCCTTCTGTAGTAGTTGTAGGATTATTATTTTGATAAATATTGTTGGCTGCTACTCTTCGTCCAACTAACCCCTCTTTCATCATTGCCATACCTTCAAACATAGTAACTCTAGAACAACTACATAATAAATGGCCAAACATAATCCAAAATACAATAACAATAAGTACCAAGATTTCTACTCTGACTTTGTATGAACCAATAGAAATTTCCATTATTATACATATTCTTTAGATAATATTTTTCTTTGATTTAAGATTGAATCAATATTATTGTTGTAATCAAAATGAAGAACATTATCGATTTCAAATTGCTTATTAGAAACTAACAAATTTAATAACTTTTCATTTCTATTTCCTAAATTATTCGTGAATTCAACAATTCCATACACAATTCCTCCAGTTGATAAAACTTCCCCTATATACAATTTATCTATTGCTTTTTCTCCTTTTTTTGTCTTAATTTTTGTTTCTTTGTTGAATCCGCGGTCAACTAGTTTAGATAATTTTTTTTTTTCTTGAATTGAATAATAATTCAATAAAAACTCTAAAGAGTCGTCATATATTTCATCCCAATCTGTAAAGACCATATTATTAAGAATTATAGTTTTTGTACTTGTATTTAAACAATATAGGTACGGCTCTGTATAATTATAAATTATATCAGAATCTGGATGATCTCTAACATTTATCCATTTATTGTTGTATTTAACAATATGACTTTCACTAACAATGACACCATTCAAATTATACATATTAAGTTCCCTAGATGTAATTTTTATTTTAGCTGTAATTATAGAACCATCAATTAACATATCTTGAGGTTTCAACTCTTCGATATGTTTAAATGTTCCATCAATCAATATAAACCTTGTTTTTCTATCGAAACATCTCAATTTCGGTATTGCTGAAGATTTTATGTGAAGCACTTCGCTCATAAAATAAATTATTATTGATAATGGAATAGATATTGCTAAAAATACAGATGTTGTAGCGGCTGCAGCAGGCCATGTAAAAGGTAGAATCCATAAACCAATAACAATAATAGCAAGCGCAATTAATATTTTAATAATTAATTCTAAAATAGCCCCCATTAATGCTTGTAATGTATAATACGAACCTAACATAGTATATAATCCTCCAGTCATAACTCCCTGTATTTTTTGCATTACATCCATAAGCGTAATAAACATTTTCTGAATTGGAATCATCACATTTAAAATTCTACTAAGAATATCCTCTGCAAATGCTTTTATATTATTTCTTAGTTTATTAATTACCTCTCTTATTTGTTGAAGAGAATTTGATATTGCGCTAAAAACTTGGGTTAACGCATTAATCATAAACTGAAATGGTTCTAATGCGTATCCGGTTATGTTAGTTAATATATTTTGAACACAATATTGAAAATTATCGCTTGTATATTGAAATGCAGTAGTTCCTTCTGGGTGAGTTATTAGTCCAGCAAATGCCATATTTTGAGGTTTACACCTTTGATTTACCCAGTCATCCGCAATTGATTCCTTTGTTTGCATAATTTTACAATAAGAAAAAACCAAAAACACAAATAATGTCATTAACATAAAAATTATAACTGAATTTCCATATAAATCAAAAAATGATAATTCGTCGTATGTTTTATTTATAAATTGGCTAGTTGTTTTCATATTTATTCCTGTGCTATTATTCATATACTATTATTGGATAATAATATATGACATTATTTTTATATCTATTTTTATATCTATTTTTCTTTTACTTCGTTAGATACTTTGTTAGTTCATCGTCTTCCCAATCCCAAAATAATATATCTTCAATTTCTATATGTCTTGTAGTTGTGATTAAACATGAGAAATATTCAAGTATCATATTTGGCTGAATTACGGCGTCTGAATAATCTTTAACTTGAATCCATTTTTTAGTTTTCGTTTCAAATATAAAATGCTCCCCTGTAACAAAAATATATTGATGTTTTGTTTTAATTTTATATAAAGGTTCTTTCTTAGCATTATCCACTTTTAAAACAGCAAATACTTTTCCGCCGTCTTTTAAAATAGACCCTAAAGGTATATTTTCCATTTCATATTGGGTTCCGTTATCTAGGGTAATTTTAGTTTTTGGATCAAAACACGAACCAATTGCTTGTACTAGTTGGCCAGGTGGTCCCGACCATGCGCTTTTCATTGTTTTAATTGAACCATCTAAAATATACATAATAGTAACGACAATACCAACCATTTTACCAACCATATCCTTGATACTTATAATTATCTTTTGAAATTCAACAATCAGATTTAAAAATACTCCAAATACATTTTGAATTATATCAGACACAAAACTTCTAATAGAGCTAAACATTACACGAATATTGTTAATAGCTTCATTAAATCCCGAACTAACAGATGTCAATGAATCAATCATATAGTTTAATGGTTGGAGAAAATACCCCATCATATTCATTTGAGTATTTTGTACACAATATGTAAAATCTTCTGATATATTTTCTGAAAACACCCAATAAGGCGGATTACATCTATATATAGGCCAATTTTCTTTTATCTCTAATGCTGATTTAAAATACATCATTACAGTTATTTGAGCTATAAAACCTAAATTAACATATATTAAATTTAAATAATTATTCATTGTTGGCATAGTCTATAATATTATTATATATATTTATTTTCTTTGGTTAATCGAATCGTTATTTATGAATGTTATATAAAAAATTAATGTCATATAAAAAATTAATGGCGATGTTTCTTTGTTCTTCTACCTTTTCTTATTTTCTTTGATTTTTTTCCGCCACTATAACAGCCCCATTTAACCGATCCTCCTCTTTTTCCTCTTTTTCCTCTTTTTCCTCTTTTAAATTTAGATCCTCCGCTTTTATAAAGGGATTGTTGTTGCGATTGTAATGATGCTGTTTGCGAAGGGGTTTTAGCAGAATCGTAAGTTGCTTGGGTTGCTTGATTTTGAGATAATGAAGTTAATGCTTTATAACTAGCCGAAGTTGCGTCTGGATTTACTGTACCTGATTGAACTGGAGGAACCTGAACAACTGGAACAGTTGTAGCTCCTCCCTTAAAACGTCTTCTCCTTCTTTTAGAACCACCTGATTTGCCAATTAATGCCATTTGGCTATCTGTTTGTTGTTGTTGCGTTTTTATACCAGCATCCATAGGACCTTTTGACCCAGGTGGCATAGTCGTAACTGTTTGCTGAGGCATTGCTGTAGATTTAATCATAGGTGGATTACTCATAGGTGGATTACTCATAGGTGGATTACTCATAGGTGGATTACTCATAGGTGGATTACTCATAGGTGGATTACTCATTATAATATATCAAAATATATTTTAATAATAAATATTAATAAGTTTAAATTAAAACTTAAAAATAGTGTTCTAAAATAGTAATATAATGGACTCAAACCAAGGACTTCGTTTACAAAACATGATTACTACAAATAATGTAGAAGATAACACTGGACTTATTAGACAGCTTAAGCATAGCATTGTTCTACGCGAAAATGTTAACAATCTGATTATGTTAAAAGCAAAATATATGGATGATCCTGATTCTCTTCATTTAGAAGGAATGACTGAATGCACTTTCTTATTTACTTATTACACGGATCTTTATAATAAAATACGAAAGGATGAAATAGACCTAAAGATTTTATTTAAGGCATTAGATGTTTTAAAACATATTGAAGATGGCAAATTAGATCTGCACGAAGGCGCTTACGAGTTTAAAACTCTTTTAAAACAAATATATGCTGATAGCGCATTGAAAAAAGCAGAAAAGATTAATGCAGCAACTAGTGAAACAGAACCGGAATATAAGGGACCTCAGGTTGATGTATCTTGGAGTCAATTTAAGAAAACAAAAATATTTAAGAATTTAAATAAAAAAATAAATTGTTAGATGTTTAACTTCGCCTTTCCCAAATGTTGAATGAATTACCACAACAATTTATCAGCAAGCCAACCATTGCTTAATATTTTGTGACGATCTTTTTCGTGTCGTATTCTATATAGCCGTCTTCTTGTTTTCGCATATTTTAATCCGTTTTTTTGAATATATGTTGGATAATCATTCATTCCGTTAGCGCCTACACTTGCTATTTTTTTATTCTTCTTGAATACGTCTATTTTTTTAGTTTTATTCGTAGACGGTTTAACCGTATATCCTAATTTCTTGGCTTTTTTGTAAGTATAATTTGTAATATGATATACCATTTATATACCTTTAGAAAAGGTATTGCCAAATATTAATATACCTTTAGAAAAGGTATTGCCAAATATACCTTTAGAAAAGGTATTGCCAAATATTAATATACCTTTAGAAAAGGTATTGCCAAATATTAATATACCTTTAGAAAAGGTATTGCCAAATATACCTTTAGAAAAGGTATTGCCAAATATTAATATACCTTTAGAAAAGGTATTGCCAAATATTAAGTTAAAATAGAGTTAAATGTTTAATTCTATTTTTAATAATTATGTATTAGATTTTGACTCTTACTTTCCTAAAAGATGAGTTCTAAATATTATTTTTCAATAACCGTTTCCTTTGTAATATTCTTAATAATTTTATTATAATTTTTGGTTTCTTCTTCCTCTGTTAGTCCATTCATAGAATTACTAACAATTTTTAGATACCTATCGTTCTGTTTAGATGAGGAATCCTTATATTCTGGATTAACTTTGGTCCATTCTTTAATTTGTTTCATGTTTTTATGTGCTACATGTTTAATCGCATGTGTTAGCAAACTTTTATTATTATCTTCCTTGTTCCATTGATTCTTATCTTTTATATAAACAATTTCTCTTTTTGAATCAGCACAGTGAATTGGTCTATCTGATATGTTTATTTGTTTTAAACCATTAATGAATATTTTGGAAATACCTTCCGCGTATCCTAATCTCCCTGTTTCTTCCAAATCTTTAACGCTTACTTGTAACTGATCAACAAATTCCATAATATTCATTGCGTCTTTACATGTTTCATTTAAAAAGACATTAAGATTGAAACTATTGTTGTTAGTTGTATTATGGCTATTATGGTTCCCAGAATTCTTAGCTAGTTCCAACATATGTTTGTTTTGTTCTAGCATAAGTTGTTTAAACTCTGAATTTTCTTTCATAAGATAATCAACTAATTGCTGTTGATTTATTTCATTAATTGGATGTTCAATAAATTGTGTATTATTACAGTTTTTTCTATGACGAGATAATCCTGACATATGATTATACTCATTGCCACAATAACATTTGTATTGACGGGGAGTTTTGGGGATAGATGAGTTACCATTGTTATCATTTGTGTGTTTTGCTGTGTAAATATGTTTATTCCAATCGCCTTTATGTGAGCATTGATAATCACATTTTTTACAAACGTAAATTATGGGTTTTTGTGGGAGTTTAATCATACCTTCCATTACCTTATATTTATATTTTAGAATAAAATCCCTAAATCATTTTTATTAAATATATAAAATTTAGCATAACAACATAATCTGTGATTTTTTATTTTTTAGAGCATTATGGTCTAAACCGAATTTTCGTAATTTGCTTTTTCAAAACTTTATTCAGGTTTCTCATTTTGGACATTTATAAATGTCCATTTTTGAAAACCTAAATTACTTTTTGGAAAATATTTATTAGATTATATATATTATTAAAACTACTTAAAGAGAATATTAAAGTTTCTTTCACAAGTTATGAAGTTCTTTTTTATAACTTGTAAAACATCACTCTTTAATACAAATGAATTTTAATGTATTGGTTTTCTTTTATGTATTGTTATTTCCAGCAATATTAATTAGTTCCAACATATGTTTGTTTTGTTCTATCATAAGTTGCTTAAAATTTGAATTTTCTTTCATAAGATAATCTATTAATTGTTGTTGGTTTATTTCATTATTTTTAATATTTTCTAGAGTATTGGTGTCTTCTAAAGTATTATAATATTCGCATTTTAAATTATGTTTCCATAATCCTGACTGTGTTACAAAATGTTTATCACAATTTTTACAAAAGTAAGTTTTTTTTAAGTTGTTTTCATTTTTTGTCTTTCCTTTCGCCCATTCTTTCACTCCTTTTAAATGTTTTGGTCTTATTATATGTCTTTCCCAATCGCATTTCATATAGCATTTAAAGTCACATGATTCGCAGAAAAATCTATTAACGTTTTTTTTTAAGTTTTTTTTGCCTATCCCTATTTGGATAATTTCATTTTCACTATTAACTTTATTATTTTTCATTTTATTATGCGAAATACAATTTATATGATTATTAAATAGTTTTGGACTACTACATTGTATATCACATTCAACACAAAAATATTTTGTTTTATCTATATATGGAGCACAACTATTTAAAGACGCATGTAATTCTTCGTAATGTATTTGTTCTTTAATTCTTGCTTCTGTTGAATCGTTACAATTATATTTGGCAATCTCAACCATACTCCAATTATCCCATCCTCCATTTTCTCTTATTGTTTTATAAATTTTCAAAACATTTTTAGTCTCATTACTTAATACTTTATGTTGATATTTTCGTTGAATAAAGTGTGTTGTGTGTCCTACATATATATCTGTAATTGTAGTATCATTACAATAAATTTTATAAATTATGGTATTTGAATAATCAATATTTTCTTTTGGCATTATTATTAATAAGATTATATATTATATTTTGAGATGTTCTTATATTATTAATCACAAAATATATTATTTGTATTTATTAACTAAATACATATAATATTTAATATATATATGATATTTGATTCTGAATTTTCTTTCATAAGATAATCGACTAATTGCTGTTGGTTGTCATGTAATGATAAATCAGCAACCGTTGGAATAATTGTTGGTTGAATAATACAACATTTCTTTTTATGTCTCCATAATCCAGAATTATCTTTATATTCCTTGCTACATATTTGACATATAAATCCGGAGCTTAAAGTTGGCTTAAAAATATTGCTAACCATTGCCTTTGAATGTTTAGCACTGAGAATATGATTGTTGTAATTGCTTTTCTTAGACGTATTATAGTCGCATAATTCGCACGAAAATTTAAAGCTTAATTTTGGCTTAAAAATATTGCTAAACATTGCTATATATTGTAAAAAAGATAAATATTTAAATCGTTTTATAAAAAATATATTATTTTTTTAGCATCACAGTCTGATTTTTTTGTTTCTCATTTTTAGAGCATTATGGTCTAAACTCACTTTTCGGAAATGTCTTTTTCGAAACTTTATTCAGGTTTCTCATTTTGGACATTTCGTAAACTTGTGAAAATGTCCATTTTTCAAAACCTAAAATACTTTTTGGA